GTATCCGCCGCAGTGGCGCCCGCGATGATATCGGAATCCGCGGAAGTAGCTCCCACGGTCTCAGCATTAGCACCAGGAACAATGAAAGTAAGGACTAGTTTTCCGGCGGTGTTCGTGGCATTCACGACGCGGGATGCGTCCGCATTGACCAGCACTTTGAGGGCGGTGGCCACCACCGTGGGTGTGTCTCCCGTGGTGGTCGTGTGGGTGTAGGTCTTAGACCCCACGGTCAGAACTACCGCGCCGGATCCCACCGCAGTGGTCCCGGTAAAAGTGATGCTGGCCACACGCGCAATGGCGGCCACAACGGTCTTGAGTCCTAGTACGGCGCCACGCTTGAGGTCCTGGGAAGCCGCGATATTCACGGCCCCGGTAACCACATGGAGGGCACCCGCTAGGAGCTTGTCAGGGGTATTGTTTCCAATTTCCATTTTGTCCTCCTTGGATTACTTGGAAGTTTTGCGGTTTGCTCCCGCCCCGGTTGCACGGGTGCGGAAATCGTTGGCACCCTGGGTCATTGCCGAAAATACGGACTTGGCCTGGGTTGCTGGAGTGACCGGAGCCTGGGAAGCGGCAGCCGCGGAGGCCTGGGCCCCCTCGGTGGTCATCTGGGCAGTGGTCATGGCCGGAGCTTTGGGCGCGGTGGCCATGGCTCCGGGGGTTTTCAATTTCTGGATGGCGTATGCCTGGGCGTCCGCCACGCTCTTTCCCTCGGAAATGAAGGTATTAGCATCGGCGGAGAACGCCGTCCCTTCAAAGACAGAAAGGATACCGGACACGCGGTCGCGTTCCGCCTTGACAGCTTCATCCGCCGAAATAGCGGGAGCTTGGGCAGCCGGAGCGGCGTCCGGAGCGGCGGCCGGTGCAGATTGAGTCTGGACCGGGGCCTGGGCCTGGGGCACAGTCACCGGGGCGGTTTGGGCAGGCGCTGAGGCCTGGTTTTGTGGTGTAGACATGGTTGTCTCCTGTTTATGGTTGCGAATAGTTGAAAATGTAGTCTCAAAAGTAGTCACCTGGTCAGCCATGCCACTATCCACGGCCGCCTGGCCTACCTTGACTCCACCTTTTCCGAAATTTTCCAGTACATTCTCCGGGGTGGTTCCGCGATTGCGGGACACCCTGGAAATAAAAACATCACTAAGGGCATTGAGTAAACCCTTGACCTCCGCCTGGCCCTCCGCCGTTGCGGGGTCCGGACGCTTCATTGGGGATTGGTCGGAGACAATAGTCACCGTGCCGGGGTCCTCCTGGGTGAACTGGACCACGGTCCCAATGGAGCCCACCATCCCGGTGGAGGCCACATGGATCTGGTCAGCACTGGAGCCCAGCCAATAAGCAGCGGAGCTCATGTCACCACCAGCACGCGCCACCAATCCCTGGGGTTTGATTCCGCGGGCGTCATAGATCATGGAGGCCAAGTCATCCACACCCGCGGTGAGACCACCAGGGGAGTGGAAATTCAGGGCCACGCCCTTGACATTGGAGTCATCCATAAGGTTTTGGAAATCCTTGGCCAGGCTCTCATAGGTATCAAATCCAAAGAGCCAGGTGAGGAAATTCTCATGGGTGAAAAGCGGGCCCCGGATTTGCATGATTCCCACGCCATCCCGGACAGTGGTCCGGGTCATCCCGGAGCCGAAGCGCTCTCCGGCCTGGGTGACCAGTGCCTGAGGGTCAAATGTTTCCATCCGCGCCCAGTTGGCCAGGGTGTGGGCCCAGTCCTTGGAAATCGCCCAGACATCACCGCCACAAAGGGCCTGGATATAGTCTGCGCGTGAAAAGTTCTTGTTTTTCATTCTCTAAATTCTCCCTGAGTATCATCGCCGGAGCCCTGCACAGAAAGGCTGGCGGTTTTCTGGACCGTTCCGGGTTCACCGATTCCGGCGGCCAGGCGAAGTGCTTTCTCATGTGCAAGAGAGACCACGGTCCTGGCATAATCGCCACCCGTGACTTCCATTGTGGCGGTGGTGCGGTCTTTAAATTGCTCATCCACCTGGAGCTTGTGGGCCTGGGTTTCCTTGAGTGGGTCAAGCTGGCCGGGAGCATCGCCCACCCATAACGCTTGGGACCACAAAAGACGTCGGAGCGAATCCTCAAAGAATCCGGGAGCCTCCAGGAATCCAATGGAAATGGCCTCCAGTAGCCAGGTTTCATATACTGGCTGGCAAAAGTCCGAGGACAAATCCATCCGCGCGCGGCGGAAGGTTTTCCAGCCCTCAAGGAACGCGGCGCGCGCGGCCGTGTAGGAGCTGGAAAAATATTTCAACATAACTTCATAAGGCAAGCCAAGAGCGGCGCCAATTTCACGAAAAATGGAATTTACAAAGGGGTCATAGTTGGGATTTGGGCGCCCAGGATTGGCAAAGCTCACATCCTCACCCTCCGCAAGGTCCACCACTCCCCCATATTTCAGCTCCAGGGATTTCTTGTCATCTTCCACCCCCAGCTTTTCCACCTTGTCATCATACGGGACATTTCCGTCCCATTCCCCTGAACCTCCAGGAGTACGAACAAAAACGGTATACATACCAGACACCACAGCGGACATGATTTCCGCGTCCTGGTATCGGCCCTGTTGCTTGATCGGTTCAATGACTGGAGCCAGCCAGGTGACGCCGCGGCGCTGGTCCGGGCGTTCTGGTTTGAACATATGGAGAACTAGAGGGCGTCCGGACTCCGCCCCAAAAGCGGGGACCCGGATGGTGTCCAGTCGGACATAGGTGGAGGCGCTCAGACTATTGGGCACCGTGGTCGTGAAATAGTACGCCATAGGGGCGCCGTGTAAATCAGTTTCAATTCCCCCGGCCAGCTGGTCCGTGTCCAGATACCCCGTGGGGTTCTGGCATCGGTCAGCCTCCAGAAGCTTGATAGAAAGTGCAAAAGGTGAGGCGGGCGTGGGTTTCATAGGGGTTAGCGCGAAGCAATCACCACTCACTAGCTGGGTCCGGAGTGCCAGGTCCTGGAGCTGGGCAAAGGTGGATTTCCTCTCCGCGTCACAGTTCTTGGAATTGGCCCAGAGTTCAAAACCATAGCGGGCGCGGGTTTCCCATTCCTCCGCCTGTTCCTGGGTGATCCCCAGCAAAGTGGCGTTTAAGTGTGGGCGGCACTTGAGCCCGGTCCCCACAACATTGGTACACATAGTCAGCACGGCGGCGGATGCCACCGGAACATTGCGGACTAGGTCTTTTGCCCGGGCCCTCAGCGTTTCCATGGTGGTGATAGTGTCGCGGTCCGCGGATCCGCGGGACGGATTCCAGGCGCGCATGGATTCACGGCGGCGGGAGGCCCCGTGATATGGTGTGTCCGTACCCCAGGAGGACCAGCCGGAGCCGGAGGCCGTGGGGGCCGGAGTAGAAGGTATGAGGGAGAACTGGTCAGCCATGAGGGATTACACTCCGCATTCTGGGCCCGGAGCGGCCCGTGGTTTCTAAGCGCTCCACGCGCCCTTCCCATAGTTGGATACCTTTCCGTATTTCGGAAAGATTGGCACGTGTGAGGGAACGGCCTCCCAAGGTGTAGGACTGGCCAGACAACGCGGCCTCCTCAGCCGCATAATACACGGCCAAGCGTTCCTTGGCAAATGTCAGACTATATGCGCTCAGGGGTAGACCTCCGAAAAAAAATAGATACTTCCAAAAATATATATATCCCAAAATCATTGGCGCGCCCCAGAGGACCTCACCCCCCTCTTTTTTCTGGCCAGGCCCCGGGCTGGGTTGAAAGTGTACGGGCGGCCCAACTCAGCCAGCTTGTCCAGGTCCACGCCCACCAGATTGACGGCAGCGCGGGCCAGGACGCGGCAGTCCAAAGCCTCGTTTCTTTCTCGGGTCTTTTTGTATTCCCAGACCACAAGAGAATTGCGGTACCGTTTTGTTTTCTTTTCCGCGGTCAATTGCTTGAAAAATTCATCCCCATATTCCTCATTTTTCGGAAAATGGCAATACCCCGGCGCGCGGTCCTCCAGCTTGAGCCACTCAAAGAGCTGGTCTTTTATCGTGTCAATTCCCACGGGGACTAGGTTGGCGCCCTTGCCCTTGGTTGTCTTGGATAGTTTGCCCACCACGGGGCGTCCTGCACCGGAACGGCCCTGGGAAGAAAAGACGCGGCGGTATTCCCGGCGCCCAGTGAACGTGTACACCTCATCCGTATGGTGGCCCATGGCGTCCTGGAGAGTGGCGGCCACGTGTAGTTCCGTTCCGTCCTCCATCCGGTAAGGTGCCAGGAGCACGGCGTCTAAATCCGCCCAGACCTGGGGCTGGGTAGGATTCCCATATAATATTTTTTTGGTAATTCCCCAGGACTCATAACCCTTGCCCCAGCCCACCACCTCCACCTCCAGTCGGTTGTCCTGGGTATCCACGCCCGCAGTCAGGAGGACCACGCCGTCCGGAACCTCGGCCAGGTAATTCTCCCGGCGTCCCAGGAGCCCGTCACCATCCACGGAAAGGCCCTCTGTTTGCCAGGCCTCCCCCTTGCGGTTATTGGTCCAGGTCTTTTGCTTGGAGATATTACCCTGGGCGGTTATGAATTCACGGACCATCTTCTCCCATGAGAACCACCCCAGAGGAGAATAGAGCGCATTGAGTCCAAAGGACGGATAGAGGCCGCTGGGATTGGTGGCCACCCAGCGCGCGCCGGAGGCCTTAGACATTAGCTCAGTCTTTAGGTGTTCCCGGTACTCATAGTGACAATGTGGGCACCTCATCCGCGCGGTGGCGGGTAGGTGTTTTCCACGTGGATCCCGGTCCCATTTCAAGTACTCCCATTTCCAGGCGTGGGGCTCCCCACACCAGGGGCATGGGACACGGTACTCCCGTTGGTCCCCGGCCAGGTATTTCTGAGTGATTCTGCAATGGCCCTCAGAACCTGGAGTAGAACACCAAAAGCGTTTTTTATTTGGAAAATTTTCCGTTCTTGCGGTGATAAGGTCGCAGGGGTCGCACTCACCCTCACAGTCCTCCACCCATCCGGAGATTTCGTCATTTAGTGCAATACGTA